GATATTAAGAGATGTTTTTAAATATTCTACAGTATTTGGTTCGTATACAGAAACCAGTCCTCTTTTTACTACGCCTATGTATTTTGTTACACAGGACGGTGAGGTAAGAGATGTGACGGCAGAAAGATCAAATGACTATGTTGTTTCATATGGTATAAGAAAAATTGCTCGTATGGATTATGAAAACAGAACTAATAGGTTTTATGATGGTAGTGAGCAAAACTCATCCTTATCCAGTAACATAGGGAACATCAAAGGTTTGGAATATTTATTTCAATATAGTAAAGGAAGACAACAGGGTAGGGACTTTAAAAGCGAAAGATATTTAATAAGGTACATTGCCAAGTATTGGATAGGCAGAGTTGAAATGCAAAACAACGGGCTAATATCTCTTAATTATAAAACAGCAGATTTAAGACTAAGATTACCTATTGGAAAAAAGTTTAGTTTATCTGCCGGAGTTGCGGTTAGAACTCATAAGCCATACGGATATAATCCTATTGATGAATATTTAAACTCAATGTTGGTTGATGATGACGGTAATGAGTATCCTGCAAACTGGTGGGACCTAGCATATAATTATGGATTTCAAGATGTGGGCTACGGTATTGACGCAGACTTTGACGGGCAAATTGATCAATCAGATTGGTATTGGGTAGACGAAGACGGTGAAAGAGTTGCAGATACAGATTTAGATTTTCGTAGAAATGATTATACTAAAATTGTTAATGACTATAATAAAACAATGCTAGATGCTATTGGAATTTTAGGAACCTTATCTGCTGTAGTCGGTGTAGATTATTATCACTACAGAGATAACTTATGGGTTCATAGTTGGGGAAACTTATTTCCTAAACACAAACATATACATGGAGATGAAGAATTTAGTTATGAAACCTTTATCGGAAGTGATGACTGGGTTGATTATAATTACGGGATTATTTTTGGATGGAACATCAATAAGAGAATAGGTATATTCACCGAGTATGAAAAAACTAAGTTCTGGGACAAAGACTTGGTTTATATAAAAGCAGGTTTGAATTTAAAATTATAGTATCATGGCGTACGGAAAAATTAAAAAAAAGAAAAGATGTAAAACATGCGGTAAGATGAAATCCTCTTGCAGCAGTTGTAAAAAATATTAATAATGGGTAAAGGAAAAGCATTGAGAGTGGCTAAAAGGTTGATCCGAAAAAAGTATCGTCCTATAAAAAAAATGGTTCGCAAGGCTGAAAGAAAGAGACGCTCTGAGAAGATAGCAGCAAATTATGCAGCAAACAAAGAAAAGTATGGTGATTCAATGCCTGGACCTACTCCGATTCAAAGCACTGTTAACTATAACGCTATTAGTGATTCATTAAATTTATAATTATGTCTGAAAAAACAAAACCCATTAATAAGAAAAAGGCTCTTGAGGAAAAGAAGGCTGCTGATCGTAATGCAAAACTTGCTAGAACTTTAGAAAGACTTAGGGAAATGGAAGAGATGACAAAAGCACAAGAAAGTAGTGCTGATTCTAAAAGAGAGCAGAAAGCACTCACCGACTCTGGGATAGACACGGACTCCGAATTTAATCTTGCAAGGGCTTCCTCTACCGCCATCAGAAGAGAACGTATTGACGAAAAAAAGCAACAAATAGAAAAAGAAAAGAAAGAAAGGGCTGCTCTACAAAAAGAGGGTGACGATTATGTCTCTCGCAAAAACCAAGAAAAAGAACAACAGCAAAAAGAAGAAGAAGATATGAACTGGACCTATGTGGGTGGAGATAAAGACTCCGCAAATCAAAGGTTTAGAACTATCGACAAAACAAGCATGGAAGAGGTTGAGGACACCAAGGTTATTGAAAAAAAATTTAATGATGGTGTATCAACCGGAAAAACAGACAAAGAGGTCTATGAATCCGATCCTGGATTAAAAGATAAATACCCGACCATTGGAGAATTTAGAGAAGCGGCTGAAGCATTTAGAGCAAGTCAAAACACCACAGAAACCGTTACTTCCAAAAAGTTAGTTCCTGTAACCAAACAGGAAACTATTACTCAGGACAGAGAGGATTTTGAGAAAACAAACCACTGGAGTAGTAAATTCAATCCGGCCAGTATATCAAGAATGTCTAGGAAATTAAAAGAAAGAGGTGCTGACGTAAGCCCTGATGAACTTGAGAAAGTGTTTAAAAATATGAGTTCGGAAAAGGATGCTATAAAGTGGGCAAGAGAGAACGGATATGATTTTCTTGTTGGAAGAGGTTCTGCCTCAGGATCAACTACAACAAGAGGTAAAACAGACTGGAGTTAATGAAAGATCTAGAAAAAGAAATTCAGGAGTTAGAAATCATGAAAACCAAGACAGATGATTTTGGTTTACAAATGGAGATTGCTGATAAGATACATAACATCAAAATGAAGATCAATGGCGTAAAGCCAACCGATTCTCATATTGATTGTATTGGATGTGGATCATAAATTTTAATTATGGCAAAAAAAATTAAAAAACCAAAACCCACACAACCTGATCTATGGAGCAGAGCAATTTCTGCTGCCAAAAAAAAGTTTAAGGTTTACCCAAGTGCGTATGCAAATGCTTGGGCAAGTAAGTGGTATAAATCAAAAGGTGGATCATGGCGATAAAAAAAATAAAAAAATTAGATATGGATGGTTTGTCGAAAAAAGAACAAGCCACTATGAAGAAACACTCTAGTCATCACTCTATGGAACATATGAAATACATGATTGGGGTAATGAGAAATGGTAAGTCTTTTAGTGAGGCTCACGAAATAGCAATGAAAAAAATAGGAAAGTAATGAGTATGGAGCCTAAAAAAATTAAAAAGAATAAGCCAGGCCCTAAAGTTGTGTCCACTAACGCAGTTGTGTCCAATGTGGCTGCACTAAACCTTAAAAATAAAAACGAAAAAAGCAAAAGCAGGTTCAAGCAAAAAACCTTCAGCACAGATGACAATTCAGCCGGAAAACTAAAATTGAAGAACAAGAGTGGTGTTGGCTTGACAGGTGACAGAGAGGTTAGTAAACAGGTTTATAAAGGTGTTGTTAAGAACGATGATGGAACTTTCATGTTATTGAGAAACAGAACCGTCAACGGAAGAAACAAAAGCAAAGAAAAAAATATTTCTGAAAAGAGATATAAGAGGATTAAAAAGAGAATGTCTCGTAGGGGAGACAATCAAATAAAAAAATATTATAAGTAATGTTTAAAGATAAAGAACTTAGGGGCTATATAGGAGCAGCAACAGTATTTGCAATGGTAATGGGGTTGTTATTATTTCTGGCATTTAAAGAAATTCCTGATACAAATAACGACATATTTAAAGTTATTGTCGGTATGCTTGTTGGGTCTTTATCTGTAGTTATATACACATTCATTGGTAAGAACCCTGAAGAGGTGGAGGCCCTGAAGGCAAAGAACGAGGCTCTAGAAGATAAAGTGTCCGCTATGGTTGTAGAAAAAGATAAGTTGGAGGCGTTATTGAGATCCCTTCAAAATGAAGTTATAGAAAAACTATCTATAACTGGTGAAAAGTTTCAATTTAAAAATTCAAAGAAATAGGTTATGCCAGGTTATTCAAGTATTAAAAAAGTTAAAAAGGGTGAACTAAGACCAATCTCTGATTTTGGTATTACACCAGAAAGCACAAGGCTTGGAGGTACCTTGGGCAATGGACTCATCGGTGGAGGTGGTGCTTTTAAGAAAGGTGTTAAATTTGGGTTGAAAGCCATCAAGTTGATTAGAAAAAAACTCAAGGAAAATAAAAAATAATGGCATACGAGGGTGGTCTCAGAAAATGGTTCAAAGAGAACTGGATCAATACATCAACAGGCGAGGCTTGTGGTGAGGGAGGTTCTGTAGGATCAACCGGTAAATATTGTAGGCCAACTAATAGGGTAGACTCAACAACTCCAGTAACAGTTCGTGAGATATCTAAAAGCAAACTTGCCAAGAAAAAGGCTGAAAAGAAAAAGAAAAGTAATAGTGGCCCAACCCCCACTAAAGTTAAACCATTAAAAAAAGTATAGTATGTCATATGATAATAATTCCCAATTTGTATTAAGTGATCAAAACGCAGTGGATGTGTTAGCGATTAGAAAGTTAGAATTATTGCTTGATGTACTAGCAGCATTAGAAAATGCAAACTCACCAGATCTTTATGGTGTTAAAATGGCCGTTGTAGACAAAATCTCTAAAGCAGTAGAGAACTTATAACATCTGGTCCCAATGTATTTGAAGAATTTTTATCGCAGGGTGATATGGACAATCTATCTTCATTTGTAAGATATATTCACCTAGAAGTTGTTTAGGCAGTTCAATTGCCTCTAAGGGATTTGATTGTATCATTGACTCGTTCATAGTGCATTTTTTTAAGCATTCTCTTGAACTTCTTTTTGTCACCAAACATCGTGTGACACTCTCTACATAGTGCCATTAAGTTTTCTGGATCGTCCTTTGAGTTAGATCCACCCATCCCTCTTGGATCAATATGGTGTATATCTACGGCTGTAGTGTCACAAACCTCACACCCTATCCAATCTCCGGGTTGATATAAAAAGTGCTCGTGATATAATTTAACATGTTTTTTCATAACATTATATAAATTAAGTATCCGATAGTTACATTAAGGTTGACTGCAACAATATTCCATTGCTTTGCAACAAAGACTTGTGGTAAAGAAAGAATGCCACCAATAACATATGTAACCGCACCAACATCATCATGCTTCAAGAGATAGGGGGACATCATTATAAAGGCGGTCCCCATGTACCCCAGTCGATTTGCAATTCTCTCTACGGGGGTTAGTTTTCTTTCTTTTACTAAATACCTAAGTAGTCTAAGGTACCAACGAAACTCACACTTCTTACAGGTTTTTATTTCACGACCCCTAAACCTATCCGCCCTCTTTTCTTTACCGCATACATTACAGGTCTTCTTTGGTATTACAGAGCGAAATCCGTCATGTTCATTTAGGCTACTCATTTTAAAAATTTTTTATTTGGGGGTAGTTTGATTGGGGGTGTCATATCTAAACTGACGTTTATCTACCTTAAACTCGTAGTATTTATTACGATCATTAATGGTGACGACTTTCCACTTCTTTATATCACTCTTCTTAAAGTTCAAAAGAATGTACCTATGGTCTGAAAGAAACAATACAAACAATACATAGTCAACCTCTAACTTATCTATGGTAAACATATTTACCTTCAAAGATCTCTCACAACCTTTGACATCTATCCTTTTATCTTTAACTATTAAGTCAGGATCATTTATTCCTTTTTCTTTTACAAATGCTGAAGTTGTATAATTCACGCCCTTTAAATCAAAATGATGCCTAACCAATAACTCGGCTAAGATCCCTTTAAAGTCTGTGTAGAACTCGTTATCTACCGGCTCATCAAATAGTATTGGGTGCTTGTATTGATAACTTCTGGACTTCCAATAAAGTTTTTTGTAGTGATCTCTGTTGGCCATCACTCGTGTATCGACATAAAGTCGGGCGTGTTCAAAAATACATTCTGGTATGTTATAGGGTCCCTCCATTTATTACCTTTCCAAACAAATCATCCTGCTTCATCACATAATATTCATTCCCCTCGATTTTGTTAAGAAAGGCGTTTCTCTCATGAAACCTAACCTTATCTCCACTAACTAAACCTAGTTCTTCTTTGTCCTTAAGAGGTGTACTCAAATACCTCACATATCCTTCCTCCTCACTCTTTGTTGGTACACCCACATAAATTGAACCCACCTTATCCTCTATGATATCGGGCTCTATAAGGACATGATTTGCTACAGCAGTAATTTCTCCTGATCTTACATAGCAAAAACATTCTTCTAAATCGACAAGGTAGACGTTCCTTTCGTCCGTTACAAGGTTATCCTCCTGAACTGTCAGATAATTAAAATAGGCTAGGTCGCCTACTTGCAATTCCTGCTTGATCAACTCACCCCTTGTATTTTTACACCACTCTCCTCTAGGCAAAGCCACGACCTCTCCACATATCGTTACGTGATGCTCTGGATTCCAGGAAACGTCCATAAATAGTTTCTCCCCATTGGAGAACTCTACCTCGTCATTATATTTTTTCTCAATCTTGACCGCTAGTCTTTGACCAATCATTTCCATAGGTGCAAGTTAGAAATAATGAACGACTGTTCAGAGTAGTTTGTTAAGCAAGTTCTTAACAGAGTTTTTAACTGCTAGCCATTATGGCTATCACGGCTAGACAAATTGGCTACCCACTATACTAGTATTATATATAATATACTAGTGTTTATTTATTATACAAGTATTTTATTAAAAAGTATATTACATAGTTCAGACACCCCGAATTGATTTTAAGAGGATCTAAGGTTATGTAAAAATTAAACCGGCATCATTGTATTAGAAATCAAATAAAGTTTCTTAGATTTGCTCAGAACGTCATTGTTGATGTGTCAATGGGCTTACACCTAATACATGGGTACCAACACACAAGAGTGGAATCAGAAAAGTGGAACTGGGTACCCTGTAGAAATGAGTTTGGCATTGGGAAGTAGTCCAAACGGGACTCGGACAAACCCACCCCTAACACCTGACTATCAGCGTTTTACGTTCCACCCATACACCTTTTTACATGGTGTGTGCATTTTTCCTACAGTTTTCTGCAAGAGGGAAACCATTCGGAAAGGTCAAAAGAAAAAATCGCATGCGTTTATGTTAACGATGCAACGCCTGGACAAAATTGATAACTAACTTTTAAAACAAAATAAAAGAGATGGATTACAAAGATTATTACTACCGCCAAGGACGAACCAAAGGACAGGTCGAGAACAGTTACAAAACAATTGAATGGTCATTTAAATTGCTTGCCATTTGTATTGTGTTAACCCTTCTATTTGCCTGATGGTTGTAGCCAAGAAACTGGTTGAGTTATTCAGCCATAAACATTCTATCAATAAATACCTTCGAAGTATCGATGGTGAACTATCGTCCAGAGCGGTCATGGTCTTCTTAGCGTGTGCCATTAAAGAGTCGGAGAATAAGAGTGACTTCACCTTCTACACAATGCCTGATGTAATTGATATCTGTGAGAAGATGGACTGGTTACCTAATCGATCAAATCAAACACCTATCTACAGGGAACACAAGTTACTACTTCAATTAGGTTTCGTTGACAGGTTAACCAAGAAGAAACAATTTAAGGGTCAACAGTTTTGTATTTCTGTTTATGGCCGTATACAGTTAAGACGCATATATAATTACCTTATACGGGACTTGTATACTTGCCTATAGTAATTTGATAAGGTCGCCCCAAAATCGCCTTCGTAGTTTAACGGATAAAACCCTGGTCTTCTAAACCAGTGATGAAGGTTCGATTCCTTCCGAAGGTACAAGTTTCGATATCCCGCCAACTATAGTAAACGGGAGTTGAACACCCCCTAATTTGTACGTTTGTTCATTACCCCCCAAAAAAAAATTTCATGTATTTTAGATCTGTTGAGACGATTTATTTTAGTTAGCCGTGTCGGACGTATTGATTTTTTGTTTTATATTTGTACCATCGTTCAAAACAAATATTAATTTAAACTAGAAAATCATGAGAAAATTAGAGACTTTTTTACAAGCGATTGAGATCATATCAAAAAATCACTCAACAAAAATCATCATCAACAAGCCAAAAGATAACTTCGTGGGAGGGCTTGGATCATCGGAATTTAAGATTGGAATAATAGATTGCTGTGCTAGTGTCATCAATAACTTGACCCGGGCAGGTTTTAGTCTATCAATGACTGACGGGATTACGGAGGTTACCAAGTTAACAGAAATTACGACAACTACAAGATCACAAATTGACAGTGCAAACACAGATGCTGACTTTGAAAGGGAGCAAAGATCACAATTGGGCATGAGATAAGGGAGACTAAAGACATTCTGACGAGACCTTAATGGTCGAAACGCTCTTCGGAGCGTCAATGTCAAATAATAATTTAAACTGAAAATCATGACAACTACAAAACCACAACCAAAAGTCCCAACATCAAAAGTAAAAGACCCTATACATCTAACACATATTAAGGGCTTAATCAAAGACGTTTCAGGTATAGAGTATTCCTTTCGTAAAGTTATTCCAATTAATGACTGGGATAATACCATCACTAGAATTGAGGGAGGTCTTTATGATTTACTCGATGGTCATCTTCCTGAAGGAGTTTATTTAGATGTAGAGTATCTAAGGGTCTTTATGGATAAGTACAAGGACAAGGTCACCCCCCACCAATTATCATTCTTCGACCAAACAATGAGCAAGGTAATAGAGGTGTACGACTTCTACAAAACTCTTATCAATAACTCGGAGAAGACTTACTCAATTCAGGATATCAAAAATGTAATGATAGATATTGTTTCAGATGATGAATGGGTAAACGATTCACACACTATGTCAGAACACAAAGGCATTGTTTCGGGCTTGAATATGCTTATTAATCACTTTACAGAAATCAAGTAAAACCTCTGATGAGTACCCTGTGATGGGACGAAACTCGGTCAATAGATACAGACCGAGTCAGGTTAAATAATAATTAAAACTAAAGTCATGGGACAATACTATAAAGTGTTCAACAAAACTAAAAAGGAATACCTAAGCCCACACACGTTTGGGAATGGTATGAAGTTAATGGAATTTACATCTGATGGTAGAGGCATGCTACAAGGCCTCTCTTTACTTCTAGCAAACGGCAATGGTCGTGGAGGTGGAGACCATCCTTCGGAGTCTGAGATCATCGGACGATGGTCGGGTGATAATATCACAATAGATGGTGACTACGCAGACGATACCCTTTGGGATAAAGAGAGGGGTTGGAAAGACATAAGCAAAGATGTTTACAGAGTACTTCTACAAGACTCTTGGATCGGGAAGGAAATGGAGGAGAGATTGAAAAAAGATGGAGACAGATTCCTGTATGGTGAAGAATTAGAACTTATGCAAGAACTATTTCCTACTGCAATCCACGAGGGTAACCTCCGCCAGAAGTTTGACTTTGTAGAAAAATAAAACCTCTGATGAGCCTGTGAGATTCAGGCGAAACTCGGTCTCCGGATCGAGTCAGGTTAAATAATTTAAACTAAAACAAAATGAAATTTAATATCATCAGACAAG